AAGGATCTCGACCGGCCCGACGTCGTCGTGCAGGTGCAGGCATGAAGGTCCCGAAGGGCGCCGCATACGACGAGGCACGCGCGGACCGGATCGTCCGCTTCTGCGCCCGCTACCTCAAGCACATGAAAGGCCGCTGGGCCGGTCAGCCGTTCGTCCTCGAGGACTGGCAGGAGCAGGAGATCATCCGGCCCCTGTTCGGCACGGTCGACCCGAAGACCGGACGGCGGTGGTACAGGGAGGCTCTCATCGGCCTCCCTCGATTAGCAAGAATGGGAAGTCAGAACTCGCCGCCGCTGCCGCTCTCTATCTCCTCCTCGCTGATGGGGAGTTCGGGGCGGAGGTCTACTCCCTAGCGGGCGACCGGAAGCAAGCGAGCCTGGTCTACCGGACGGCAGCGGATATGGCTAAGGGTTCCCCGTTCCGGAGCGCGGTCCGGGTCTACCGCTCCGTGATGGAGGTCCCCGAGACGTCCGGGATCTACCGGGCGCTCTCCGCCGACGCGGATCTGCAGCACGGTCTGAACCCGCACGCGGCGATCATCGACGAGTACCACGTTCACCGGGACGCCGAGCAGTATGAGGCGATGCGGACGGGCACGGCAGCCCGCCTCGAGCCGCTGATCCTGACGATCACGACGGCGGGACCGGAGAAGCGAGGACCGCTGTGGTCACTTTATGAGCGCGGTGTTTCAGGCAAGGATCCTCGCCTGTTCTGCTACTGGCGCTCAGTCCCACCGGGGACGCCGCTCTCCGACCTCGACGCCTTCAAGGAAGCCAACCCCGCATCCTGGGTCACGGAGGAGTTCCTCGCCGATCAGCGGGACTCCCTCCCGGAGCCCGTCTTCCGGCGCCTCCACGGGAACGAATGGTATGAGGCAGGCGGGACGCTCTGGGTCTCTCGCGAGTCTTGGGAGGAGTGCGAGGGTCCGGTCGAGTTCGATCCGGCGCTCCCGGTCTACATCGCGGTCGACGCGGGCTCGAGGCGCGACTCGACGGCGATCGCGATGGGTCAATGGGCCGACGACGGGAAACTGAACACGCGCGTCTGGATCATGCGAGCGGACGAGTCCATCGGCTTCCTTGACTATGAGATGGTGGAGTCCCTGCTCCGCGATCTCGCGTCGACGTATGACGTCCGCCGCATCGCGTTCGACCCGTTCCAGATGGTGCCCGTCGCGCAGCGGCTCGACGGCGAAGGTCTCCCTGTCGAGATGTTCCCTCAGTCGCACGTTCGCATGGTGCCCGCCTCGCAACTGCTCTACGACCTGATCATGGAGGGCAGGCTCCGACACGAAGGCGACGACGAGGTCTCGGAGCAGGTCCTCTCCGCCGGGGTCCGGGAAGTGCCGCAGGGGTGGCGGCTCGATAAGCGGGTCCGCTCGAGGTCGATCGACGCGGCGATCGCGCTCGCGATGATGAGCCAACTCGCCGAGTGGGAGCGGGCCGGAGCGGATCCCCGGGTCATCATCCTCTAGGGCAGCGGCCCCCTATCCGCCCCCCAGCGGGCAGGGGCGCGACGCGCCGGAGGACCCCCCGATTGGACCGGGACGCTAGGCATACGCTACGGTTGTCCTATCGGGCAACCCCGCCCGCCGGAACCGACAGGAGCAACCCCGATGACGACCTACACCGCAACCGCCGCAGACGGTCAGACCTACACCCGCAAGACGGAGCGCACGTACACGCACGCAGTCATCATCACCTGGCCCGAGGGTCGCCGCCAGGTCAAGTTCGCTGGACGTCGCGACCTCGCGGAGAAGACCGTCGCGAACTTCGTCTCCGCCCCCCGGTGGGCAAGCCCCGAGATGCGGCAGCGGCTCGACGCGCTCCGCGAGGCGCTGGCCTTCGAGATCGTCGAGGCGGTGGCCCGATGAGCGACGAGACCCTGACCTGGCCCTCCGTCCGCGAGGAGATCCGCGAGGCGCTCGAGTTCGACGTTATCCACGGGAACATCGACCTTGACGGCGACCTCGACGAGATCGCCTGGGAGCGTGCCGACGGCGACGCGAACGCTTGGACCTACTGGCGAGCGAACTCCCTCTGGCTCGACTCCTCCGACGTCCGAGACTTCGAGGAGGAGGCCGACGAACTCGGCTGGGACGAGGGCGAGACGATCCAAGACCGCATCTGCCGCGTCGTCTTCCTCGCGCTCCGGTCCGAGTACCGCGACGCGCTCGATGACCTGCGGGAAGCCCGGCTGCGACTGCAGGCCGATCTCGAGGAGGCGAGCGCATGAGCGCCCCGGTCCGCCTCACCCGGCGCGGCAGGATCGCCGCGACGATCGCGACGACCCTCGGCGCCCTGCTCCTTGCCGGGCTCGCGTCCCTCGACGCCGACGCCGACGCCCGGCCCGCCCCGGTCGGCCCCGCGAAGACGGCGCCCGCGTTCGACTGCCGCGACCGGATCGTCCGCGTCCTTCACGGCGCGGGCTTCCGGGGGCGCGACCTCCGGACCGCTTACGCCGTCGTCATGCGGGAGTCGCATGGTCGCTCGCTCGACGAGTCCTCGCCGTGGTTCAGCGGAGGCTTGGGGTGGTTTCAGGTACAGACGTCGGCGCACTCCTCGAAGCCTTGGTGGTCGCGCTCCGCGATGCTCGACCCGAAGCGGCAGGCGCGGATCGTGTACCGGCATATGACCGACAAGGGCCGGAACTGGGCACCGTGGGGCTTGACCCGCGACGGCAGGCTCGACCCCTCGCAGTACGGCGGCTGGTCGTCCTGGCAGCATGAGGCTTGGATCATGGCGCCGTTCCGGAAGTACGCCGCCGCGTTCGATCGGCTCCCGAAGGGATGCCGCTCCTAGACGTTCCTGCCCCCTCCGAGTCGACGCCCCCGGTCCTTCTCCTCCGGGGGCGTCGGCGTGTCGCGTGTGAACAGAGTGACAAGTACGGGACCGTGATCCTCGACAGGAAGGCACTACAACCCCGTGGAGGTTTCCCCGTGCCCGACCTCGCCGATCTCGCCCGACCCGACTACCGCCCCGAGAAGGGTCCGGCCTGCACGATCGGGCTCGCCTTCTCGTCGCTCTCCGACGCCGATGCCGCGAACCTGACGGCAGCCCTCGAGAACCCGCACGCGCCCTCGAGCGCGATCGCCCGTGCCCTCTCCTCCCTCGGGCACGACGCGAAGCCCTACACGGTTCAGCGGCACCGCCGCCGCGAGTGCAGGTGCCCGGAGTGAACCTCGAGAACCTCGCCTCCGCCGGACCCTCGGAGCCGGAGTACCAAGCCCCTGCCGTCCGGCATCCCTCCGGCTGGGAGCCCGGCGTCGCGTGGGACGGCGCCGCCGGGACCCTGACGACCGCCCCGCTCGAGTCTGCTCCGGAGGACTGGGCCGACCTCCTCGCCGTCTGGGATCTCGACCCGCTCGAGTTCGAGGTCGTCGAGCCCGTGCAGTACCGGGCCTGGGACGCCGCTACGGGCGAGGGGAACGTCCAGAGGCTCTACTACTACCGGGCGACGATCCGCAGGCGGAGAGAGCGTTCTAGGCCCGTCGAGGAGATCCTCGCGGTCATCGGGCGGAAGCGCCCGAAGCGACCGGAGGCGACCGGGCAGCCCGGCCCCGCCTACGTCGTCGCCGCCGGGGACCTCCAACTAGGCAAGCCCGACGGCGACGGGACGGAGGGCACGGTCGAGCGGTTCCTCGAGAAGACGGACCTCGCGGTCGCGCGGCTCAAGGACCTTCGCCGGATCGGGCGCTCGATAGACGAGATCACGCTCCCGTGGCTCGGCGACTGTGTCGAGGGACTCGTCTCGCAGGGCGGCGCTCTCGCGCAAGCGGGACGCCTCGACCTCTCGATGAGCGAACAGTTGCGCGTGTACCGGCGCCTGATGCTCCATCAGATCCAGACGTTTGCGCCGCTCGCCTCGAGGATCGTCGTCCCGGTCGTCCCGGGTAATCACGACGAGGTCGAGCGGGCAGGGAAGGTCGTCCGCCGATACGACGACTCCTGGGCAGTCGAGGGAGCGGCAGCGGTCGCCGACGCGCTCCGCCTCGCGCCAGGGTTCGACCACGTTCACTTCGTCTTCCCCGGTCGCGACGAGTTGACGATCACGCTCGACGTCGCCGGGACCCCGGTCGGGTTCGCGCACGGGCACCAGTTCGGGCGCGACCCCGTCAAGTGGTGGGCGGGGCAGGCGCACGGGATGCAGCCGATCGGATCGGCGACCCTGCTCCTCGCCGCGCACCTTCACCACCTTCGCGTCGAGCAGACCGGCGCTAAGTCATTCATCCAGATCCCCGCACTCGACGGAGGCAGCACATGGTGGAGGCACAAGACCGGGCAGGACGCGCCAGCCGGGATGGTCACGATGACGGTCGGCTCGGGGCTCTGGGGCGACCTAGCAGTCCTGTGAGCCTCGACCCCGGCGACCTCGCCGCCTACGCCGCGAGCCTCGTCTCCGGCGACCGCAACGAGGACTACGGGCACCCGCTCGACGACTTCGACCGCGCCGCGAAGATCTGGACGGCGATCCTCGGAGTCGAGGTCTACGCCGAGCAAGTCTCGCTCTGCATGGTCGGCGTCAAGATCGCGCGAGAGGTTCACCGGCACAAGATCGACAACGCCGTCGACGGCATCGGCTACTGGCTGACATACGCGATGTGCCTCGACGAGCGGGCGCGACGCGAACGGAACGTGACGGGCGAGGGAGCATGATCGGCGTGAGGTGGATCAACCGCCTAACCCACCGCACCGTAGTCGTCCACATGACTCACGGGGCGAGCGTCCGAGGCGTCCTAGTCGGGGCGTACCGGGACTGTCTCGTCCTCACTCATGGGGCGTACCTCGGAGCGGAGGCGATCGAGAAGGTCGACGGCGAGATCGTCGTCCCACGCGAGCGCATCGCGTGGATGCAGACGTTGGAGGGCGCGTGACGGTCATCGTCTCAGGCGGGAAGACTCGCGCAATCAAGGCATACCCCGGGCCGCTGTCTCTCCCGACGATCGCCGGACCGTCAGCGGGCTTCGTGCCCCTGCTCCGTGGCGACGGTCTCGCGGGCACCTATGAGGCGATCTACCGGACCCAGCCGATCGTCTTCTCCGTCATCAACAAACTCGTCTACGGGATCGCCCGCAACCGTATGGTCGTCGACGCGCTCGACGAGACCGGGCAGTCCGTCCGCGAGACGGGTACGTCGCTCGAGCGTCTCGTCAAGTCTCCGTTCCCGCGCGGCTCCGAGTTCGCCCTGACCTCGCACATCGGCTGGTCGTCGATGGTCCACGGGCACGCGCTCCTCCTCAAGTACCGGCCCGCGCCCGGCGCTGCCCCGACGGAACTCTGGCCCGTCCCGTGGCGGAACGTCCAGACGATCTCCGACGAGCGGGGCGTCTCCCTCTACGCGATCACGATCGGGACGGAGACGTCCGCGATCGGGCCGGAGGACGTCATCCACATCGCGCTCCCCGGCGGTCCTCCGATGGAAGCACTCCGCCGGACCGTCGCGCTCGAGGACGCCGCCGCGACCTGGCAGGGCGAGTCCCTCCGGAACGGCGTGACCCCTCGAGGCGCGTTCACTTCCGACTCCCGACTCAACGAGGCGGTCATCCCTCGGCTCCGCGACGAGTTGACGAAACTCTACGCCGGGCCGGAGAACGGGGGCCGCGTCGCGATCCTCGAGGGCGGACTCAAGTGGCAGCAGATCGGGCTCTCCGCTGCCGACGCGCAACTCATCGACCAGCGCCGGTTCTCCCGCGAGGAGGTCGCGGCAGCGTTCGACGTACCCCTGACCCTCCTCGGGTTGCAGGGCTCGGGCGCGGGCTTCTCCGCCTACACCAACGTCGCCGAGTTCCGCCGCGCTCTCTATGACGCGATCGCTGCCCGTCTCGTCCTTCTCGAAGACACGATCAACGCTCATCTCGTCACGGGCGAGCCGGAGTGGGACGGCCTGCGGGTCCGCTTCGACACGACGGAACTCCTCCGCCCGGATCCCGAGGCTCGAGCCCGTATGCACATGCTGACTCAGCAGGCGTCGACGACGACGATCAACGAGCGCCGCGCGATCGAGGGACTCCCGCGTATCGAGGACCCGGTCGCTGACACCGTCTTCATGCCGGTGAACATGCTGCCCGTCGGACAGTCCCCGATCGAGGGCGGCAGCGACGCGGCAGGAACTCCCGCCCAGGGGCTCGCTGACCGGGTCGTCACGCAGGCGCTCATGGGTGACGACGAGGAGAGGATCGAGCCGTGAAGTTGGAGACCAAGACCGTCGCAGCGAGGGTGACTCAGGCGAAGGCCGACGGCACCGCTACTGCTCTCGTCTCAGTCTTCGGGAACGTCGACCTCGGCGGCGACCGCGTCCTCCCGGGAGCGTTCACGCGCTCGCTCGAGGAGTGGAAGGCGAAGGGCGACCCGATCCCCGTGATCTGGTCACACGACTGGGACAACCCCGAGTCATTCGTCGGCTGGGCTGACCCGTCGCAGATCAAGGAGACCGCCGCCGGGCTCGAGGTCCCGATGCAGTTCGACCTCGACCGTCCCCGCGCCGAGCAGGTCCACCATCTACTCAAGACCCGGCGCGTCACACAGTTCTCGTTCGGCTACTTCGTCCGGGCGTATCAGGACGTGGAGGACCCCGACTATGGGACCGTGCGGGAACTCGCCGACGTCGACCTGTTCGAGGTCGGGCCGACTCTCCTCGGCATGAACCCCGAGACGGAACTCCTACAGGCAGCCTCCGCGATCCGCGCCCTCAAGGGCCGGGCTATGTCGCAGAAGAATGAGACGAGAGTCCGGACCGCGTATGAGGCGCTCCGGGAGGTCGTCGAGTCCCTGCCGACTGTGGAGGAGCCGAAGGCGACGCGCCCGGGACGGAAGGCGGCAGCCGAGGCCAAGGCGGTGGAGGTCCCTGCCTACGTCTCGGAGAACGCGGCACGCGGGCTCGCGCTCTATGAGGACGGCTACGGCGGCGACGGACTCGTCGAGCAGACGATCCGGGACGCCCGCGACATGGTCGCCGGGGAGATCCGCGACGAGAAGGTCCGCCTGATGGGTCCCTGGATCGCCCGGCACATCGTCGACCTCGACGCCCCCGCGAACTCCGACCCGGACGCCGACGGCTACCCGGGTCCCGGTCTCGTCGCGATGCTCCTCTGGGGCGCCGGTCCCGACGTCGAGGGAGCCCGCCGGACCCAGGAGTGGGCGGAGCAGACTGCCGCCCGGCTCGAGGAGGAGGGCACCGCCTCCCGGCTCGAGCGCATGGGCGAGAAGGCCACCGCCGAGGAAGCCGTCGAGGGCGCCTTCGTCGGCTGGGTCGACGGCGACGACGCCTACATCGGGCGCATCGAGCATGTGATGACGGAGGGGATGCTCGGCGTCGAGGGATCCCCGAACGCGATCGAGGCTACGCCGGAAGACCCCGCGATCCTCGTCCGCCTGTTCGAAGACGGTCTCGAGACGGAGGAACTCCGGGGCGCTCGCGCGTCTGACGTCGAGATCGTTCCCGATCCGCGCCAGCCCGCCCCCGAGGGCGCGAGCGCGACTACAGACTCGCCCGCAGACGCGGGTGACACGCAGGGCACTATCCCAAGTGAGCACATCCTCGCGCTGCTCACGCGACCTCGAAACACGGAGGAATGACAATGGCCGACCTCACTGGTCAGGCTCGCGCACTCGCTGCCGCGATCGACGCCAAGAAGGCTGAGGCGGCAACCGCGTGGGCAGAGTTCGACGGGCTCCGCAAGAGCGCTGTCTCGGAGGGCGTCGACTTCGCCGCCAACGCCGAGGCGTTCGACAAGTTGGATACCGCATCCAAGCAGTACGACACCGTCCGCGACGAGATCGCGGCACTCGAGGGCAAGCGTGCGCGCCTGCTCGAGATCGCCCAGTCTGAGGGCAAGAGCATGGACGCTCCCCGCGAGGAGCGCAAGGCTCGCACCTTCGGCTCCGCGTTCACTCAGTCCGAGGCTTACCAGCAGATGAAGGCTCGCGCCGCTATGGGCGACAACATGCCGCTGGGCACCACCGACGGCGTCAAGGTCATGGACCGCGAGCAGGCCAAGGCTCTCGTCTCCGTGACTCTCTCGTCCGGCACCTCGGCTCTGAACGGCGTGCCCGAGGAGGATCGCACCTCGATCATCGTCGCCAAGCCCCTCGCCGGTCTCGACTTCCTCAACGTCATCGCGACCGCGACCACGGACAGCGACGTCGTCGAGTGGCTCGAGGAGACGACCTACACGAACGCCGCCGCCGAGACTGCCGAGTTCACGGACAGCCCCGAGTCGTCGCTCGCCTTCACGGTCCGTTCCTCGAACGTCCGCGAGATCCCGCACTTCATCCCCGTGACCCGTCGCGCTCTGGCTGATGCCGCGTTCGTCGAGTCGTGGATCAACAACCGTCTCATCGACGGCGTCCGTCGTCGCCTGCAGACCCAGGTCCTCTCCGGTAACGGCTCAGGCCAGAACTTCCAGGGGATCTACGGCGTCAGCGGCATCGGCTCCATCGACCGCTCCTCCACGGGCCTGTCGATGACCGACTCGCTGCACCGCTGCATCACGACGATCCGCACCGCCGCGTTCGTCGAGCCGGACTTCATCGGCATCCACCCCGAGGACTGGGAGGCTATCCGCCTGGTCCGTGGCGACGCCCTCACCACCGACGGCACCAACGACGTCGCTGGCAAGGTCGGCTACATCTACGGCGATCCGGCGGGCAACGGCCCGGCGACCCTGTGGGGTGTGCCCGTGATCGTTCACGCTGCCTTCACCAGCGGCACTCCGCTGGTGGGTCGCGGCGCTGACGCCACCCTGTTCGTCCGCGAGGGTCTCTCCGTCGCGGCTTCGGACAGCCACGCGTCCTACTTCACGGAGCGCAAGGTCGCGATCCTCGCGACGATGCGCGCCGCGTTCGCGGTCACGCAGCCGCTGGCGTTCGCTAAGAGCGTCGCCTAAGCAACGACCCGGAGAGGGGCGGGGCGGTAATCCCGCCTCGCCCCTCTCGCCGTTCTCAGGAAGGAGCAGGGCATGGCTGACGAGTATGTGATCGCGCCGGAGCGGATCTATTCCGCCGAGGAGGGACGCCCCCGCTACGTCATCGCCTATGAGGGGCAGCCCGTCAAGCGGTCGGTCCTCGAGGCGCTTGGCTACTCGGCGCCCGTCGCCGAGGCGAAGCGTCGCCCCCGGAAGACCGTCGAGGATAAGGCGGTCAAGTCGCCTGCCCGGAAGGGTCAGGAGGAGGCGTGAGCCTGTTCGCGCGTAACCGCGCGGGAACGCTCACCTTCACCGTCCGCAACGAGGACGGCACGCCTACCGCGCCGACCGGATCCGTTGCAGTAACGGTCCGCGACCTGGCAGGGACCTCGATCGCGACGGGCACGGCGAGCGCTGGGACCGGGACGGGTGTCTTCACCTACGCGCTCCCATCCGGTGTCCGCTCGACTCTCGGGCGCTATGAGGTCACCTTCGCGTACACGGTCTCCGCCGTATCGGAGACCGTCGTGGTCCCGGTCGAGATCGTCTCCGCGCTCCTGTTCGACGTCGCCGAGGTCCGCGAGGTCTACCCCGAACTCTCCGACCCGCAGCGGTACACATCGGCGGAGATCCGCCGCGCCCGGGACGAGGCGACCTCCCGACTCGAGCAGGCAGCCCAGGTGTCCTTCTCGACGCGCCGGACGGTCGAGACGATCTCCGGAGACGACACGACCCGGCTCCTCCTGCCCGACGTCGAGGTCTCCGGGCTCTACTCCGTGACGATCTACGACGAGACGATCCCCGGAGCCGACGCCGTCGAGGACGCGTTCGACGCGACGGAACTCGCCGACGTCGAGATCGACGGACCCGCCGGAGTCCTCAAGCGCACGGACGGCGACGTCTGGCCTCGAGGTCACCGTAACGTCGTCGTCGACTACGAACACGGCTATGAGTACCCGCCGGAGCCGGTCCGCCGTGCCGCGATGAAACTCGCTGTGGAGGCTCTCGTCCCGTCGGCGCTGCCCTCGAGGGCGCTCTCGCAGACGACGGACCTCGGTGAGATCCGGATCTCCGTCGCGAACCCGGAGGCGGGACGCCCGACCGGGGACCCCGAGATTGACGCCGTCATCCTGCAGTTCGGGCGACGTCGTCCGACGATCGGCTGACGCGATGCGCTCTCAGATCTGGCAGGCGCAGGACGCGCTCTACACGGCGCTTAGTAACGCGACCTGGCCCGGCTCCGTACAGGTCGACCTCGCGACGCCTCCGAACATGGAGCGCGACTCCGTCTGGGTCTCCGGCGAGGTCGACGACTGGGCAGCGGAGTATCGGACCTCCGGGCTCGCCGCCAAGGATGAGAACTTCGCCCTGCGCGTGCACGTTCTCTCGAAGCGGCTCGGCAACTACACGGACGCCCGCGACCGGGTCAAGGCGCTCGGCGAGGTCGTCGAGGACGTCGTCGGCGCGGACCATACCCTCGCCGGCACGGTCATGCTCGCGACGATCGAGCGGTCGCAACTCGAGGACTCGCTCGGAGAGGACGGCAGGACCCGGATGGTCCTCCTGACCCTCTGGGTCCGCTGCCGCGCCCACGTAACCCCCGCCCCACCTAGCCCGTGACAGGAGCACGATGATGAGCAACGTGAAGACCTACACCCTGACGTCCGCCGTCTCCGGAGAGACCGCGACCTCGGCTGGCCTCGTCGAGTTCGACTTCAAGGCCGGGGACGTTACGCCCGCCGACGCTGCCGAGGAGCGCATCCTCGAGGATCTCTGCTACGCGCACCTGGCGACCGTCAAGGCGCCCGCCGCTGCCTCCCCCAAGTCCGTCAAGTCCGCGAAGGTCGAGGAGTAACTCATGCCTATCCAGTCCGCACTCACTACGGTCGGCGTCGCGAAGCAGTCCGTCAAGGGGACCGCGATCGCCAACCCGACGTACCTCCACGGCATCACGGACGGTCAGGTGATGACGGTCGAGGTCTCGCAGGACCTCGAGGCGCGTACCTCTGGCACCCGCTTCTCGCCTGCCGTGAACCGCACGGGCGTCATGCCCGGTATCGAGTTCACCTGCCGGGGTCACGCGCCGTCGGTCGGCATGTACCTCCTCGGGGCTCTCGGCTCCGTCGCGACGACGGGCACCAACCCGAACTTCACGCATGTGTTCTCGACCGGCGCGGACGTCCCGTACCTGACGACGTTCGGCACGATCGACGGGAACCGCTACTCCGTGCAGGACGTCAAGGTCGACTCCCTCGAGGTCTCATGGTCCGAGAATGAGCCTGTCGAGTTCGCCGTCACGGGCATGGGCACCAACGTCGCCTTCCCCGCCTCGATCACGCCGACGACGGACGACTCCGCCGCTGCCTACTTCCGGCCCGCCGGGGGTACGTTCCAGTTCGCCGCGTCGGGCACGACCCCGGCGACCGCGCTGATCACGGGCGGCTCGATCTCGATCAGCAACAACCTCTCCCCGGTCATGCTCTCCGGCACGATCACGCCGGGCGACGTCTTCCCCGGACAGCAGGCGATCGAGTGCTCCTTCGATATGACGCCGGACAACCTCAATGACTGGCGCACGATCCTGACCGGAACCTCGAACGGCTCGACCGTCTCTGCCGCCCCGATCTACGGATCGTTCTCCGTGGCGTTCACCAACGGCACGAACACGCTGACCTTCGCCGCGACCCGCGTCGCCTTCACCTGCGACTTCCCCTCGTCTGACGCGGGCGGCGGACCGGCGACTCTCTCCGTCGCGGGACTCGTCACCATCCCGGCGTCTGGATCCCCCATGACCGCCACGCTGCTGAACAGCGTGACGTCCTACTAACCCCGAGGAGACCAGGGCATGATCGACCTCGAGATCACAACAGCAGAAGGCACCAAGACGGTCACGGTCGGCCCCGCCGACCTCATCCGGTTCGAGCGAAAGTACGACGTCGGCGTGACGCAGTTCGACGCGGGGACGCTCCGCTTCGAGTGGCTCGCGTTCCTCGCCTGGGCCGTACTCAAGCGGCAGGGCGACACCACGGTCGAGTTCGATGCGTGGATTGACTCGCTCGAGGGACTCGTCCCCGTGGGGGCCGAGGGGAAAGACGGAGACGCGGCGGCATCGTAGACGTCGTCGCGGCTCTCGCGGAGGACACGGGCATAGGCCCAGCGGATCTCCTCGCGGCACCGCCGGAGGTCTTCTGGGCGATGGTCGAGAGGATGCAGGAACGCCGCAAGGCGGAGAAGCAACAACGGATGCGTGACCGGCTCAAGGGACGTTAGGAGGAGCCCAGGTGTTGCAAGGGCAACTCATCGACGTCAAGGGCTTGCAGACCGTCGACCGCGCTCTCCGTGAGGTCGCGCCGGATCTCCGCCGCGAGATGTTCCGGGAGATCGGCGGACTCGTCAAGGCTCGAGTCTCGGCGGCGAAGACAGCGACCCCGTACCGGAGGAAGCGACCGCCGTCGCAGACCGCGAACGTCCATCTGCGGACGGGTACACGTTTGACGAAGGCGGGCTCGAAGGTCTCCGTGGCAGCGGGCGGCGGCAGCCGTAAGCAAGGACTGTTCGGCTTCCAGGCGGTCTCGCTGGCGCCGCACGCGACGATCATGGACGTCGCCAAGAACGGCGGGCCGATCATTCGCGGGATCGAGGCGAAGTACGGCGCCGCTCCCCGGTTCCTCGGGCGTCAGTTCCTCCCGTCCGGTGAGGGCGGCACGAAACTCTGGCGGCAGTCTCGCGACATTGTCGAGTCCTACATCGCGCGGCTCAACGCGCGGATCGAGTCGCAGGCGGTGGCATAGTGGCAGCGATCGTAATCAACATCGCCGGGTCGTATGACGACAAGGCGCTCGGGCAGGCGCAGCGCGACCTCGAGAAACTCAAGCGAGGAGCCGACGGCGCTGCGGGTGGAGTCTCTGCCGCGTTCACTCGAGCCGGAGACAAACTCAAGGGCATCGGCGGCAAGATCTCCGCCGCCGGTATGACGATGACCAAGAGCGTGACTCTGCCTATCGTCGGCGTCGGAGTCGCGGCAGCGGTCGCCTTCGACAAGGTAGACACGGGGCTCGATACGGTCGCGGCCCGCTCGGGCTTCACGGGTTCCGCGCTCGAGGGACTACAGGAGTCCTTCAAGACGGTCGCCGGGAACGCCACCCAAGACTTCGAGGAGGTCGCGGAGGTCGTCGGCGGCATCGCCGGGAAACTCGACCTTCAAGGCCCGGCGCTCGAGACGTTCTCGACGAAGGTCCTCGACCTCGCCCGGGTCACGGGCACGGACGCGAAGACGGCAGCCGACTCCCTGACGACCGCTATGGGTGCCCTCGGCGTCTCCGCTGGCGACTCCGGTCCTCTCGTCGACTCGCTCCTCGCCGCCTCGCAACGGTCCGGGCTCTCCCTCGACACCCTGACGGGTCAACTCGCGACCGCCGCGCCCGCGTTCAAGACCTACGGGATCGGAGTCGAGCAGTCCGTCGGGCTACTCGCCGCGTTCGGGAAGACGGGTATCCCGTCGACGCGCGTCGTCGCCGGGCTCTCGACGGCGTTCAAGAACCTTCGGGAAGACGGCGTCAAGGATCTCCCGTCCGGGCTCGCCGACGTCTTCACGCGGATCCAGAAAGCCAGCAACCCGACGAAGGCGACCGCGATCGCCGTCGAGACGTTCGGGTCTCGCGTCGGCGTGACTATGGCGGAGGCGATCCGCTCCGGCAAGGTCTCGCTCGACGATCTACAGGAGGGACTCAAGGGCACCAAGGGGTCGCTCGCCGAGGCAGTCACCGCCGTCGAGGGACCACAGGAGCAGTTCGCGCGACTCAAGAATCAAGCCATGCTTCTCGGCGCACAGATCGCTGAACTCGCGCTCCCGATCATCTCCATGCTAGTGCCCGCGATCCAGTCCGTCGTCGACTGGTTCAAGCAACTCGATCCCGGTCTCGTCGAGACGATTGTCAAGATCGCGGCAGTCGCAGCAGCGATCGGCCCTGTCATCCTGATCATCGGGAAACTCGTCTCCGTTATCGGCATGGTCGTCTCGGCGATCGGCTTCATCGCTAACCCGGTTGGGCTTGTCGTCGTCGCGATCGCTGCTCTCGTCGCCGGACTGATCTACGCGTACAACAACTTCGAGGGCTTCCGGAACTTCGTGCAAGCCGTCTGGCAGGGGATCCAGACAGCCGTCGCGTATGTCGTCGACTGGTTCCTCGCCTATGTCTGGCCCATCCTCGAGGAAGTCTTCGGCTACATCAAGATTGGCCTCGGTGCGCTGTGGGAGGCGTACAAGGTCTACTGGACATTGATCTTCGCTATCGTGCAGAAGGTCGCCGGGTGGTTCATGGATTACGTCTGGCCCATCCTGCACACGGTCTTCCAGTTGATCGGGCAGGCACTACCGATCCTCTGGAACGCCTACAAGCAGTACTGGACGCTCATCTTCAACGCGGTCAAGACGGTCGTGTCGTGGTTTATGAACACGGCGTGGCCGTTCCTCCGCGACGCGTTCAACAACATGAAGCGTGGCGCGAAGATCCTCTGGGAAGGCATCAAGGCGGCGTTCAATCAGATCAAGAGCAACGTGCAGACGACGATCGGGATCGTCGTCGGAGTTCTGCGAGGGATCGGGAACATCGTCTCGACGGTTATCGGCTACTTCCAGTCCATCCGCGACGGCATCGTCGAGAGGTTCAAGGCAGCGGTCGACTTCGTCCGGGGCATCCCGGGAAACATCCTCTCCGCGCTCGGGAACGTCGCCTCGACTCTCTGGTCTGCCGGATCGAACCTGATCGGCGGTCTGATCTCCGGCATCCAGGCGCGGGCCGGTGATGTGATCTCGACGATCAAGTCGTGGATCACGGACAGGATCCCGTCATTCGTCAAGGACGCGCTCGGGATCGCGTCGCCGTCCCGCGTGATGAAAGAGATCGGGCGCTGGATCCCGGAGGGACTCGCGAAGGGCATCGAGGACCGTCAGAAAGCGGTCGCTGACGCGGCGAAGGCGATGTATGAGGCGGCGCTCCCGAGGGTGGCGGAGTTCCGGGACCGTGGTCGGGCGTTCCTCGCGTTCGCGAGGCAGATCGCCGGGGACGCCGCCGGGTACGGGTCCGTGACCGCTCTCCGTGGCGACGCGGTAACCGGAGTCACCGGGGAGGGCATCGTCGCGGACCTGCAGGCTCGGCTCTCGCGCATCCGGCAGTTCGGCTCGCAGTTGCGGCAACTCAAGCAACTCGGACTCAACAACCGCTCGCTGCAGGAGATCATCGGGGCCGGTCCTGAGGCAGGCTCGGAGATCGCTGCCGCGCTACTCGCGTCAGGGCAGTCCGCGATCGGCGAGGTGAATACCCTCACGCGGCAGTTCGGGGCGGCAGCGGCGAACGTCGGGAGTGTCGGCGCGGAGTCGCAGTTCGGGATCTCTGCGGCGCGTGCCCAGGGGCTCGCGCAGACGTCGGTGCGGCTCGACCGGGGCGCGGTCGTCGTCAACGTCGGGGCTGGGGCGTCCGCGCAGGACGCTCGAGCGATCAAGGCAGCGGTCGAGGAAGCGATCACGGATGCGATGCGGAAGGCCAGCCGGGAGGCGGCACGCGCTAACAGGGGTGGGAGGTAACCGTGCCGACGACGTACACGCTCAACCCGGACACCCTCAAGTTCAATGAGGGGTTCCTGCCTACGGGCGGCGGCACTATGACGTCCAGCGTCAACGACGCGAATGACGCGACGTTCATCCGGAAGAACAACGAGTCAACGACACGCTCGATCCGGTACGGCTTCGGCAACCCGACGCTCGCCGCGACGGACATTGTCTGGCGCTGCCTCGTCACGCTCCGCTCCTACCAGGGCGCGAATGGATCGCTCGGCACTTACGTCGGGTCATCCCTGAACTCGACGACCCTGCCCGCTCTGTGGGTCGTCGGGACGGTCGGGTCCGGGACGACGCTCACGGATTACGGCACGTTCTACGTCGAGCCGCGCTCGCTGACGACTTCCGCGACGACGGAGCAGGCTCTCGCGAACGCGCTCGAGGTTCAACTGACGGACTTCTCTCCGTCTGGCGGGTCGCCGATCAACCGCGCCACCATCGCCAAGGTCTCGATGACGCTCGAGACGACGACGCGCCCGACGACGACGGTCCTCGGGATCGACGGCGATACCGTCTCGCCGTTCGCGGTGACGACGACGACGCGCCCGACGTTGGAATGGTCCTACACGCAGGCCGACGCTATCGACCAGTACGCCTATGAGGTCCGCGTCTTCACCGCGTCTCGCACCGATCCGTCTGTCGACACGAACCTCGTCTGGGGTTCCGGTGTGCAGGTCGGCACGGGCATCACGTCGGTTCAGATCCCGGTCGACCTCGTCAACGGGACGACCTACTTCGCGTATGTCCGGAACGCCATGCGGATCGGCGGCGTCGAGTACTGGTCCGCGTGGGGCTCGGGTACGACGTCCTCACAGTTGCAGTTCACCGTCTCGCTGACGGCGCCGACCGTGCCGACCGTGACGACCTCCTGGGATAGCACGAATCAGCGGACGACCGTGACCGCGACCGGCGCTGCCTACGCCTCCGGCACGCAGACCTTCCTGATCCAGCGGCAGGACGTCGCGGGCGGAACGTGGCGGACCGTCCGAGGCGCGTCGGCGCTAGTGCCCAACGGTTCCTTCGTCGCGTCGATCGTCGACACCGAGACTCCGCGCGGGGCACGCGGCACTAACCGGACCGTGACCTACCGGGCGACGGCTGTCGGCGTCGTGTCCGGGCTTAGGGTCTCCTCGGCGCCGTCCGCCGGGACCAACGTGACGGTCGTCACGGACGGGCGGCATTGGATCAAGGATCTATCGAACTCGACGCTGAACCGTGGCGGGCTTCTCGTCGTCGCCAATGACGAGTTCCAGGCGGAGGAGATCGTCGAGGTCCTCCGTCCGCTCGGGCGCACGGACGCCGTCGTCGTCTCCGGTGCCCTCGGCGGGGACGACGGCAGCATGACGATCGTCGCGTCCGGAGCGACGGCCTGGGCGGACCTGCGTGCGCTTCTCGTCGCTCAGAAGACCGTGCTGTGGCAGGACCCGTTCGGGGAGCAGCGGTACATCAGGCCGATTAGCCGGTCGTGGGTGCGTATCGGTGACGCGACCGCGCCGCGCTGGGAACTGACCGTGAACTACGTCGAGGTCCCGGTCCCGTGATCTGGCAGCGCCTCCTCGACCCGCCGACGGCGGTCGTCGACGGTGCCCTGTTCGGGCAGTCCGTCGCGTCGTCGCATACGGTCGTCTCCCGCGTCGACCTCGTCTCATCGACAGGGGTCACCACGACGGTCTACCCGGTCGACGGCTCCGTGACGGTCGACGCTCGACGAGCGGTGCGGCGTACCGTGTCGCTCCGGTTCGTCGACTATGACGGGACCCTCGTCCCGACCGTCGCGTCGAGCCCACTCTCGCCGTTCGACGGCACGATGCGCGTCTATCGCGGCATCCAGTACGGGACCGGCGTCCGCGAGTACGTCCCTCTCGGAGTCTTCTACATGACGGACGTTACGGTCGCGGTCGACGAGTCCGGGGTCGTCATCGACGTCGAGGGCGAGGACCTAGCCCGGCTCGCGCTCGACCGCCGCTGGTCAAACATTCGCCGCCCTAACCTCTCGCAGAACCTCCGAGACCTACTGATCGCCTTAGTCGGGACGGAGGGCTTCTACAAGGGTGTCCCGACTCAGATCGCGACGACCTCGATGGTGATGCCTAGCACGCACCGTGTGGCGCTCGGGGCGTCGACTAATCAGATGCCGTGGGAGGACATACTCCTTGTCGCGCAGGCGGCAGGCTTCGAGGCGTGGTTCGACGTAGACGGTCGCTTCATCGCGGAGCCGCATCCTCCGCTTGATCTCTCCTCGAGCGAGTCGGCGACCTACGTCGCCGGTGAGGGCTCGACTCTGCTCGGCGTCGAGCGGCGCCTAACCCTCGAGGGCGTGCTGAACCGGGTCTCGATCAAGGGCGAGGGCTCCGGTATCCCGCGCGACCCGGTCACCGGGGTACTGCCGCAGGGCGTCGCGGAGGACACGAACCCCTCGAGCCCGACGAACACGACGCTCATCGGCCCGCGAACGGTCGAGATCAGCACACCGATCATCTCGACGGCGGCACGCGCTAACGCGGTCGCGTCCCTGCTCCTCCCGCAATACATCGGGCAGCCGATCTCCTTCGCCGCCGTACCGGATCCGCGTCTCGACGCCCGCGACATTGTCCGCGTCACGGACGAGCGGATCGGCGTCGACACGACCGTCGTCGTCGACACGATCGACATGCCACTCGGCCCGAGCGGGTCGATGACGGTCACGGGGAGGGCAGCGACACTATGAGCGGCAACCTGTTCGAGGCGTCGCGGCGGATCTCCTCCCAGACTCCGCGCGTCAAGTTCCAGAGGCGCGTCGCCGACGTCGTCTCTGTCCAGTCGGACTACACCTGCACGGTCAAGATCGCGGGCGACACAGTCAACACCAGCAACGTCCGCTACTTCGCGCACGTCGCACCTAAGCCGGGCGAGTTGGTGTGGATCGACACGGACGGCGCCGACGTCGTCGTCTCCGGGGCAGTCGCCGGCAATGGTGGCGCGATCCCGTTCTGTCGTGTGCGTCGGACGACGACGCAAAACACGGTGGCCAGCGGCGACTCGATCACCTGGGATAATGCCGTGTCAGACCCGTGGAGTATGTGGAGCAGCACCACCAACCCGTCCCGCGTAACCGTTCCCCTTCCGGGTGTCTATGCGATCACAAGCATTATTTCGATTGCGCCGAATGCAACGGCAGGAGGACGCGGCTCGGACATTCGCATCAACGGAGCGGGCGGTTTCACCGCGTCGCGTGTACAGTTAGTGCCTGCGGGTTGGGCCTCCTCCGGTGGCACGACCTTCATTCCTAACTCCACAACGATCGCGCTGGCAAGGGGCGATTACGTGGAACTGCAACTGGTAACCGCGGTCACCTTGAACGTTACGACCTTCGGGCAGATGCCGCATATGACGGTGACCTACCTCGGCCCTGACGCATAGCCGTGACCTGACCGCGACTATTAGAGCAACCGACGAAAGGATGCCGCGTGACTAACTTCCTGACCTGGCTCGCGTCCTCGCCGATCGCGAGCGCCGCGAAGGTCGCCGCTGGCGCGGTCCTCGTCTGGGTCCTCGATAACGTCGCCGACCTCGGGCTCCATCCGGTCGTGCAGGTCGCGATCGTCGCTGCCGTCCCGGTCCTGATCAACGCGGTCAACCCGGCTGACTTCCGGTACGGCAGGCACGCGGCGGTCGTCGCGGAGCCCGACGTCCCCGAGGACGTAGCGTGATCCAGCCGACTCCGAAGCAGATCAAGACCGCGCTCCTCGACTGGCTCGGCTCCGACCGGGTCGTCTTCGAGTCCGGCTGGAAGACGCGCGGACGTCCGTGGACTCATGGGCTCCGGGGCGTCGTCGAGCATCATTGGGCCGGGGTCGGTGACGGCGCCTACCTCTGGATGCAGGCCCGTGACGGCGCCTACCCGTACTGCAACTCCGCGATCCGCCGGGACGGGAAGGTCTACGTCCTGTCGGCTCTGTCCGCGTGGGGCTCCGGTGTCGGCGGGCCGTGGCCCGCTGCCGGGATCCCGAAGGATCTCGGGCACCTGTACCTCTGGCAGACAGAGTTCGAGTCGTGGGGCAGGACGCAGGACTTCACGGACGGGATGTGGGAGGCGCAGGCGCTACAGGACTGCGCTCTCCGGGAGGTCGCCGGTCCGGAGGCGTTCCCGAACTTCCGGCGCCTGATCAATCACGCGTCGTGGACTAACGGTGGTCGCGATCTCGGGCTGACCTACAACCTGCCGACCTACGGGCGCAAGAACGACACCTTGTATCCGGTGCGCGAGTTTCGTCGTCGCGCGAACGCGGCATGGAAGACGCGGCAGGGGTGACGTCGTGCTGCACGAACCGATCCTCGCGGTCGCGGCGATCATCGTCGCGCTCGGTGTAATCGCCGGGGCTGTCTACAAGGTCTACAAGATCGCGCACCGTATCGACGCGGCGCTCGGCGTCGACGCGAAGGGGCGGACGGTCGCGGAGCGGCTCGGGCGGGTCGAGCATCAACTCTGGCCTAACGGGGGCTCGAGTCTGCCGGATCGGATCGGGCGGCTCGAGGACGGGCAGGCGACTCAGACGGCGGAGTTGCGGATCGTCCGGGATCTCCTGACGTCGCTGATCGAGCGGCGGTGAGACTCCCGCCGCTGCCCTAGCCCTGGGGGTGGCGGCGGGACTTCGTCGGACCCTTCGAGGGTCCGCAGGGCTCGGGAGGGTCGGGACGTTGTAGGGGCGCCCCGGCCCTCTCGTCTATTCTCCCGCGTCCCCGGCGCGTCCCCGGGCTCGGATACCCCCCGCCGGGGATCGGCCCGCTACGGCCCTCCTAGGGCCGGGAGCAGGGTGTTTGGGTGGTGCCCCCGGGAGGAATTGAACCTCCGCGCACGGTTTAGGAACCCGCCCCGGCGCCTCGAGGACCTCGGGCTCGAGGGCGTTCTCCCTGGTAGACGGCTCGGGGCGTCCCTGCCCGTCCCTGCTAGTCCCCGGCTCTCGCGTCCCCGGCGCGTCCCCGGGGGGGTACTGGACCAGACGCTAGGCGTCCGCTACCGTTGCACCTACCGGCAACCCCGCCGACCCGAGAGGAGCAACCCCGATGAAGAAGATCACCCTCCGCCCGATCGACGAGATCGCCCGCGCCCGCGCCGCCGAGTGCGTCGCTCGCGGCGAGTGGATCCCCTCCGAGACTTGGGCCCGCTTCCACCGCGCGTGCAAGTTGGCCGGGCTCGACGTAGAGGCGACCTACCTCGAGGCGAAGCGCGACGCCGAGGAGGTCGCCCGATGAAGACCAAGGCACACGTCAACTGGACTAGCACCGGCAACCTCGGCATCACCTGGCGCGGCTGGGCGATCGTCCGCCTCGTCAAGACGACCGGCGAGTGGGACGTCTTCGACGACCGCGACCGGCACGTTGGGCGCTACGCGACCCGCGACGAGGCAGAGGCGGCGGCACGATGAACCTCGACGACCTTCGCGCCAACCCGATCCGGACCATGCTCTCCCCGCTCCCGACGTCCGTCGTCACGCGGCTTCACCGCCGCTGGTCTCGAGCAGAGGACGAGTTCCGTGCGCTGCCTCGCGAGGTCGCGGTCGCGACGTACGGCGGCGAGGGCGAAGCGGACGACGCATACGACCGGGTAGCGGACCGCGCTGCCGCCGCCTACTGGATCCTCCGCGAGCGCGGGCTCGACGTCTGCGCCTACTGCAACACGACGGACGGGAGGCACTACTCGCCGACCTGCCCCGAGACCCTGCTCTCCCGGCTCGGGATCTCGCGGTGACCTCCTGGCGGTTCACCGCGCACGCGCGGCACCGGCTCGCCCAGATGGGTTTGACGACGCGGGACGTCCTCCTCGTCCTGCTCCGCCCCGAGGTCTCCTATGAGCAGACCAACCGGGACGGGCGCGTCTGGCAGCGCGGCGAGATCGCGGTCGTGACCGCGCCGGAGGAGCCCGTCGTGATCACGGTCCTCTGGAACCGGAAGGACCGCTGGGAACGCTAGACGGCGTCGAGGCGGCGGGGCGGCTCCCACCTAGGGGCTCGCTCCGCCGCCTCTGTCATGCGTGCCGCGACCTCGTCGAGCGACTCCTCGCGGGCGTCGGCGTAGACGTCGAGGGTCATCGTGTAGGAGCCGAGGGCGTGCCCGAGCATCGTCTGGACCGCCTTGACCGGGGCGCCGGACTCGACGGCGAGGGTCGCTGCCGTATGCCGGAGCCCGTGCGGGGTCGTCCGGGGCAGCCCGGCCCGCTCGCAGGCGGGGGCGAGGATCCGGCGGGACCACCCCGAGGAGCGCAGAGGGAGGCCCGTAGCGCCTGTGAAGACGCGGGGGGTAGTCCGGGGCAGGGTCTCGAGGGCTAGGGCGGGAGGGGCCGCGAGAGGGACGGCGCGGGCTTGGTGGGACTTCGGCGTGTCCGGGTACTGCCTCCCGTCGACCTCGACGATCGTCTCCTCGACCCGGATCCGGCGCCGGAGGAGGTCGACGTCGACCCACCGGAGCCCCGCTGCCTCGCCCCACCGGAGTCCCGTGTAGGCGAGGACGAGGACAAGAGCCCGGTCGAGCGGTCCGCCGATCTCCCCGGCGGCGTCGGCGAGCGCGGAGACCTCGCCGTGCCCGAGGACCGGGTACGCGCGGCGGCGGGGCATCCGAGGCAACTCGACGCCCCGCGCAGGGTTAGCCGGGATCCGCCGGTCGGCGACGGCGTCGTCGAGGATCGAGGAGAGAAGCCCGTGCGCCTGCCGGGTCCGGCTCGGCGAGTACCGGGCGGAGAGGTCGGCGACCCATACGGCGACGTCCGTGTGCGTGATCGCCGCGACGGGCACGCGCGACCATCTGGGCTCGAGGAGGGTCCGCCAGAGCCCGGCATATGACGCGGACGTCGTCCGCTTCCGCGTCTTCGAGATCCGCTCGAGGTAGGGCTCGGCGACGTCGGCGATCGTCGCGCGACCGGCGGCAGGGTCGACGTAGGTCCCCGCATAGAGCGACGTCGTCAGGCTCGCGAGGTATCGCTCAGCGTCCGCCTTGCGTGCGAACGATCTCGAGCGGTGATGCCCCTGCGGGTCGCGCCAGCGGACGCGCCAGCGGAGACGGTCGCCCGTGCCACGGTCCTCAAGACTCGCCACGGCGTGCCGCTCCTAGTCCGTCGCGGACGTCTTCGCGGAGCGCGGAGTCCCAGTACCAGACGCCGGAGGGCGGGCGGTAGGTCAGGTTGATCGCGAGGAACAGGGGCATCGTCGGGTCCTGCTCCCCGCGCTCGAGCGCATAGATCGTCCTCGCGGAGACCTCGATCCCTGCCGTCTCCCGGATCGCGGCTGCCGCGTCCTCGACGCGATCGAAACCCGCGATGACTCGAGCGGCTCGAGCGAGCCTGCCGAACTTCTCCCTGTCGATGATCTGCCCGTCGGTCATAACCCCGAGAGTCTAGCGTCCCGGTAGCGGGAGCGTCCCGTCCGAGCAGAGTACGCCGGAGCCGCGACGCGCCGACGATACCCCCCCGCTAGACCTTAGAACCTATGCACCGCTACCGTTGACCTAGCGCGGGCATGACATACGCCCCGCGTCCCTGGTATCAACCGGGGAACTACGAGAGGAGCAGGACACCCCCGATGAAACTCGTCCTCGACCGCGACAGCCTCCGCTCCCGGAGACTCCTCGCCGGTCTCACCCAAGTGCAACTCGCCGCCAAGGTCGGCGTGCACCCGATCACGATGGTCCGCTACGAGACCGGAGCGATGGCGGCGCGACCCGACAAGGTCGCCCGACTCGCGAAGGCTCTCGGCTGCACCGTCGCGGACATAGCCCATGTCGAGAGCGCCTGACCCGATGACGCTCTCCGTCAGGGAGACCGCCGACCACCTCGGCGTAGGCCGGAACACGGTCTATGACCTCATCCGGGCAGGCGACCTCCCGCACATGCGGATCGGACGGACGATCCGCGTCCCCCGTCAACAACTCGCCGCGTGGATCGCGGCACGCACGGAAGGCAGCAGCGCATGGCAACTCACCCGATGAGAGGGATCGGAGTCCTAGTCAAACTCTCCGCCCTCTCCCGATCCCCGCACGCGCAGGCGTGCATCGACCTCGACCGGAGCGCCGTCGACCTCGAGCGGCTCGAGGACTTCGGCTGGTCCTCCGGGGAGCGCGTCCTCGTCGACCTCGTCCGCGAGATGTACAACGGCAGCGGACACCGAGGCGTCGCCGACCTGACGACGCTCGACGACGACAACCGGCGCGTCGCGATCATGGCCCTCGAGTCCTGGCTAGTCGAGGGAGAGGCGTCGGCATGAGCAACCTCCGGATCCCTCTCCTCCCCTACGCCGGGACCTCCGGCTGGTCGGGCTCCGCGACCTCGCAGTCCCGCGCCGTCAACGCGGACCGGGACGGCACGACCTCCGCGCATCAGCGGCAGGCACTCGAGTCCCTCTCCGGGCGCGGCAGCGACGGCGGCACCTGGCGAGAACTCGCCGACGAGTACGGCTGGCACCACGGCACCGCCTCCGGCGTCCTCTCCGTTCTCCACAAGGAGGGCGTCATCGCCCGGCTCTCGACCTCGAGGTCGCGCTGCAAGGTCTACGTCCTGCCCGACTACGTCGACGGCAGGGAGACGGAGCAGCACGGACGGAAGCCCCGCCCCTGCTCGAACTGCGGGCACACGGAGTGAGCATCATCCGAGCGCCCCGACCGGAGTCGGGCTTCGTCCAGATCCGCAACGAGGTCGCCCGCGACTCGAGGCTCTCCTACAAGGCTCGAGGGATCCTCATCGAGATCCTCTCTCGACCGGACAACTGGGAGACCTCCGCCGACGCTCTCGCCGCCGCCGGTCCCGACGGGAGGACCGCCGTCCTCTCCGGGCTCCGCGAACTCCGGGAGCACGGCTACCTCCTAACGACTCGGATGCGGCTCCCTGACGGGACCTTCAACACGGTCTCGACGGTCTATGACACGCCTCGACCGGAGTCAGGTATTCCGACGTCGGATAACCCGACTTCAATAGAACACAGAGATAAGAACACTATCTCTCTCTCTCCTAACGGAGAGAGAGAGCGCACGGAGGGGCAGCGAGTCAACGCTCTCGCGAAGGTCTACACGGACCTCGTCCCGCTCTCGAACTTCCCGGCGGTCGCCGGAGTCATCCGCAAGGCGGTCCGCGTCGGCATGTGGAGCGACGAGGATCTCGCCGCCGCGCTCGAGCGCCTCGGGCACGACGGCAGGGCGGTGACGACGGACGCACTCCGCTACGAACTGACGGGCTTCCCCGGTCGGCAGACGAACCGGGCGCGGGCTCTCGAGGCAGGGGTCGAGCGGTCCCGGCGCCTCGCCGCCGCCGAAGGCACGCGCGTCTGGGAGGTCGAGGCATGACCCCCTCCGAGGTCTCCTGGCTCCTCCTCGCGATCCGCGCGGTCGACGATCGCGTCTCCGACGACGACGCGCGGCTCGCCGCCTGGTCCGCGATCCTCGACTCACGGGTCACCTTCGAGCACGCCAAGGACGCGGTCGTCCAGCACTACCGGCGGGAGACCCGCGTGATCATGCCCGCCGACGTCAACGCGCACGCGAGGGCTCTCCGGCAGCGGGAGCATGAGCAGAACACCCGGGCCGCGATTACGGCAGGGACGGGCGTCCCGATGCCGCCGGAGGTCCGGAAGCGACTCGACGCTCTACTCGGGAGGAAAGATGCCGACTGAAACACCGCGCCCGAATACGGCGCCCTGGTCGACGGAGGAACTCCGGACGCTCCGGGAGAACGCCCACCACGGCGCCGCGACCGTCGCCGCGATCCTCGGACGGACGGAGGCATCCGTCTGGTCCGCCGCGAAGCGATACCGCGTCAGTCTCCGGCGCCGAGGCGAGACCCGGGGCCGGATCCTCGGGCAGCGCGGCGCCTGGGCAGCGATCTCGAGTGTCGACGGCGCCCGCCTCGACCTGATCCGCGCCGAGGTCCTCGAGGGCATCCTCGACGTCGCCGCGCTCGAGGCTCGGATCCGGGAGGAGCATCACGGACCACGCCGCCCCCTCTGCCCCGCCTGCGGGCAGCGAGCGCAGGAGCGACCCGCGACCGGGCTCTGCGAGGTCTGCCACCTCCGGGAACTCGCCCGCGCTCACCGGGACGAGGTCGAGCGGCGAGAGGCTCGCCGGGAACTCTGGCAGGCGCGGCAGGACAAGCACCGACGCCGGAAGCGGGCCGAGTCGTGATCGGCTCCGCCTGCCTCGTCTGCGGGACCCGGATCCCTGCCGGGACCTCCCGGTGCGCCGAACACGCGGACACGAAGTACCGGACCCGGTCGTCGTGCGTCGAGTGCGGGACCCCGATCATCGGCGGGCCGTACTGCGAGGCGCACAAGCCGAAGCCCATCGAGTCCGCTCGAGCCCGCTACCGGCAGGGCTACCGGGACCCGAACTATCACCGGGAGAGGCAGGCAGCCTTGACGCGATCGAAGGGCGCGTGCGAGCGGTGCGCGAGTCCCGGCCCGCTCGAGGTCGACCACATCGTCCCGCTCCGCGACGGAGGACCGAATACCCGCGCCAACCTGCAAGTCCTCTGCGTGCCCTGCCACTCGGCGAAGACGCGTGTGGATCGTCGACGGCGCGGGTGACGCGTGTCCCATCGTCCCGGGCACGATGCAGAGATCACAGAACGGTTGGCCCGCGTCTCCCGATCCCGATGACCTCGACCTCGTCTGGATCACCGTCGCCACGCGCCGGTTCCGCGTCAAGCGTGTCGCTGCTCCGCTGTTCAAGTACGTCATCCGGCGCTGGCACCGCGAGGTCTCGCCGCTGACCGGCGGCGTGATGGATGAGTGGTCGTATGCGTACCGCGAGATCCGTGGCTCGACGTCGGGCACGCTCTCGAATCACTCGAGCGGGACGGCAGTCGACCTCGACGCGACGGAGTTCCCGATGGGTGTCCGGCGTATGACGCGGCGGCAGCGGTGGCGCGTCCGGAGGATCGTCAAGGCGACCGGAGGGCAGATCCGGTGGGGAGGCGAGTGGGGCTTCCCGGACGAGATGCACCTCGAGTTGGCGCCGGGGACGACTCCCTCGAGCGTCAAGCGCCGAATCGGACAAATGCGGCTGCCGGCCACGGGCACATAACGATCCGGTAACAGGAGCGGCGAGCCTGTGGCGGACTGTCGGACCCCGCGACTAGCGTTGTCCCCGTAAGCAACCCCGAGAAGCGATAGGAGCAACCCCGATGAACACACCGACCGCAATCGACACGGCGACCGGCCCGACAGGTCGCCCGTACAACGTCCGACTCGTCGAGCAGGGCGAGCAGTACGGGCGCAACGGATGCCTGACGCACGACGACCCCCGGCCCGTCGTCGAGTTCTATGACGCGACCTATGCCGGGAAGTGCCCCGACGAGTTCAGCGGACACCTTGGTCAGTTCGTCTCCCGCTACTACGTCTTCACGCTCGAGGAGACGGACTGGCGCACGATGAGCGCCCTCGACCTCGACGGCGGCATCCCGGAGTGGAAGGTCACGGGGCAGTCCGTAGCCGACGCGCTCGACACGATCCGGGCGGAGGTCGCCCGATGAGCGCCGACCGCACGACCGTCGAGGTCTCCCGCGCGATGTTCATCTACACCCTCGACCGCAGGGCGGCGAGCGACCTCATCCGCGACCTCGCCCACGCTCTCGCGACAGAGGACACGATCGAGATGCAGGCGATCATCTGCCCCGGCAGGGAGGCGGGCGAGCGCGAGATGCGCGTCGGCGTCCGTACCTCGATCGGGTCCTATGGCGGGCCGCTGCTCTACTCCGTCGCCGAGATCGCGGGAGAGGCCCGATGAAGATCACGATCCGTCGCGTCAAGTCCGACCCCTCGACCTGGGATGACCCGCAGCCCCCGAACGACTGCGACAACTGTCACCGCCCGATGAACACGATCTACAAGCAGAAGGATGGGCACTACTTCTGTATGCCCTGCCGCGACGCCCGCTAGACGTCCGGGGCGGGCGGGCCGGTGCCTCCCCCGCCCGCTCCGGGCACCAACCCCTACAACCGGAAGGAACCCCGAGTGAACCGACGACCACCCGACCTGACAATCTCGATCGACAACGGGATCGACAGGCTCGAGTACCGGCTCTGCACGATCTGCGAGACGTTACAGACGCGGATCTTCTCGAGCCTGCCCGTCGTCTGCGAGGACTGCCACACGGTCGTGACGCGATGACCCCGCGCGACCTCGCTGCCGCCCTCGCCCTGACGACCGTCATCGCCGACGCTGCCAAGGCACGCAAGGACGACCTCCGAGCCGCCCTCGCCGCTGCGCTCGACGACGTAGGCGCCGACTCCGTCCGCGCCGAACTCCCCGACGGGACTCGAGTCGCGAAGTCGACCCTGATCACCCCGAACCCGAAGCCCGTCGTCTCCGATGAGGCAGCGTTCGCCGGATGGGTCGAGGGCTTCCGTCCCGACGAGATCGTCCGGACCGTCCGCGACTCCTACAAGCGCGTCATCCTCGAGCGCCTCGCCTCGACCCCGGACGGCACCGCAATCGACCCGGAGACCGGGGAGGTCGTCCCCGGCGTCCGCTTCTCGACCGGGGCGACCTACGTCTCGACCCGCTTCGAGAAGGACGGGCGCGACGCGATCGTCACCGCGATCCGTGACGGAGCGATCGAGCCCGCCGCCGTCCTCTCTGCCCTATCCACCACGCCTGCCCTACCAGGAGGAAACACATGAGCAACTTCGCCGCCGACTACGTCGACGTAGCCGAACGGATCCGCATGTTTCGCGATCTCTACCCCGAGGGCTCTCTACGGCCCGCGAGCCTCGAGCGCCCGTTCTGGATCGAGGACGTCCCGAACGTCGGCCCGCGCCTCGTCTACGTCGCCGCCGCGTACCGGCATCCGGAGGACCCGGCGCCCGGTATCGGCTCCGCCTGGGAGCCCCTGCCGGGGAAGACGCCGTACACGCGGGACTCCGAACTGATGGTGGCGGAGACCTCCGCCTGGGGCCGCGCGATCGTCGCTGCCCTCGCTGCCGACACGAAGCGCGGAGTCGCGAGCGCCGACGAGGTCCGGGCTCGACGGGAGCCGGAGCGGAAGGCGTGGAACATAGACCTCCATCACCGAGCGGTCGCGTCGATCCGCAGCGCCCCCGACACCGCCGCCCTCGAGAAGATCGGGGCTTACGCGGCGCAGTACCAGATACACGAAGACGACCTCGACGTCCTCAACGGCGAGATCGCAGCCCGTCGCGCTGCTCTGGCGGCGTCGTGAGCGACCGCATCCTCGAGTTCGACGTCGTCGGGCTCCCGTCCCCGCAGGGATCCAAGAGAGCGTTCGTGCGGAACGGTCGAGCGAATCTCGTCGAGGTCGCCGGGGTAGCCCTCAAGGATTGGCGGACGACCGTGACGGCTCGAGCGGTCGAGGCGGCACGCGACGTCGACTGGTACGTCCTCGAGGGTCCCGTCGCGGTCGAGGTCCTATTCCGGCTCCCGCGCCCGAAGTCCCGGCCCCTCGACGTCTGGCACGCCGTCCGCCCGGACGTCGACAAGTTAGCCCGCGCCGTCCTCGACGCCGTCTCGAGTGCCCGCCTCTGGGTCGATGACTGCCAGGTCGCCGACCTCCGGGCCTGGAAGCGATACGAGACCGCCGACGCGCTGCCCGGTGCCCTCATCGCCGTGCGGGAGGTCCCGTGAACGTCGACCGCTGCCCTCTCTGCGGCGCGTGGCGCTGGCGCCGATCCTGCTCGACCCCCCACGGGAGGCGAGGATGATCGACTCGACCGGACACCCCGCCGGAAGCGACCGGGACTGGCGAGACGACGCCGTCTGCCGACGCCCCGAGGTCGCCCGCGAGTTCTGGTTCTCGCCCGACCACGGCGAGCAGACGATCGCCCGCGCGATCTGCTGCGACTGCCCCGTCCGCGTCCCCTGCCTCCGCGACGGACTCCACGACGAGTACGGCGTCTGGGCGGGCTACTCACCGACGGAGAGGTCACGCCTCCGCCGTCGACTCCCTAGAGACCCCGAGGAGGCGCGTCTCGTCCTCGAACACGCCGCACTCCTCGGCCCGCGCGTCACAGGCGTCGCGGACTCCAACAACCCGACACACAGGAAGGCCAACTGATGCCCCTCCCCTCGATCACGATCTCCGGGAACCTCACCCGCGACCCGGAGGTCCGGTTCCTTCAATCCGGGACCTCCGTGACCTCGCTCCGCGTCGGCGCGTCCGACCGCAAGAAGGACGAGAACGGCAACTGGACTGACGGAGATCCCTGCTATCTCGACGTCACCGTCTGGCGGCAGACCGGCGAGAACGCCGCCGAGTCGCTCCGGAAGGGCGACGGCGTCCTGATCACCGGGCGACTCCGGCAGCGGTCCTACACGAACAAGGAAGGCGCCGAGGTCACCGTCTTCGACGTCGAGGCCGATGACATAGCCCCTAGCCTCAAGAGGGCGACGGTCTCCGTCTCGAAGCGGTCCGGCTCGACCGGGTCGACCTCGAGCCCGGCGGCAGTCGACAACCCGTGGGCCGACGAGGTCCCACCCTTCTAGGAGGTAGCCGTGGAGACGCTCATCTGGGTCGCCGTCTTCTGTCTGATGATCGGCGCATCCGGCGGGCTCCTCGTCGCCGCTCTAGCGGTAGCAGCGAGCCGAGCCGACGACCTGATGGACGTCTTCCGCGAGGACGAGGATGAGGAGGACCTCCGGTGATGCCCGCCGACCCTGATCACCTGAGGGAACTCCTCCTCGTCGACCTGATCGACAACTGCCGACTCTGCACCGCCAACTTCCCGGTCGTCTGCACCGTTCACCGCATCATGGCCCAGCGCCTCGCGATCCAACGCCGAGACTCGCAGGGCGCCTACTCCTAGGAGACCCCGTGCCCTACACCCCTACTGATCCCGCCCGCCCGTGGATCGTCGACGAGAACGGACACCGCTCATGCCACTCCTGCGCCGGGACTGGGGCAGCCTTCTACCTCGACCGCTACGGCGAGCCCTACCAGGCAGCCGGTCAATGCCCCCTCTGTCGAGGAACCGGCACCCGCTACGTCCCCACCAGCCAGCGCGACTCCTCGACGGGCCGATGAACTCGAGCCCCTATGAGGCAGCGCGGATCGCCGGACGTCGAGAGGCACGCGACGAGATCCGTCAACTCCTCTCCGCGATCTACGCCGTCACCGAGACACGGGACGGCAGGGACGCCCTCTGGAACGCGATCGAGCAACTCGAGGACCTCCCGTGACCCGACCCCGCTCGAGTAAGCCCCGCGCCTGGAACTGTCGCCTCTGCCCCGCGAGCGGATACGACCTCGACCCCCGCGCCGCGTGGGAGACGCACTACTTCGACTTCCATCACACACCCTGCCCGTTCTGAAACACAGCCCCCTCCCCCCCGATGCCCCGCCCGTCCCCGTGACCGGCGGGGCATCGTCGCGGTATGGAGATCACCTGCAAGTCCCTGACCGTTACGACGACGCGGCAGGCGATCACCGCGACCGATCAGACGGACGAGTACGGCACGACCGTCTGGCTCTACGGCGAGTTTCACGGCTCCTCCAACAAGGTCGCGATCGGCGGCTCTGATGTGACCGTCTCGAACGGGATTCACATCTACGGCGCTGAAAAGTTCGGACCCATCCGGATACCCAAGGGCGAGACCCTCTGGGTCATCTCCGACTCCGCAGGAGGGCTCGACCTCCGCGTCCTCTCGATGGGATCGTGACCCTCGAGCGACGCACCCCACTCGAGCGACGGACCCGACTCCGGCCCCGCTCCGCGAAGCGAGCCGCGCTCTACCGGGAGCAGCGCGTCCCACTCGTCCGCGAACTCCTCGCCGCCCGCCCCGTCTGCGAACGCTGCCACGCCGCCGCGTCCGTCGACGTCCACGAGATCCAGACCCGCGCCCGAGGCGGCTCCCTCCTCGACCCCGAGAACCTCGCCGCGCTCTGCC